TTTTTGTTAATCATAGCTAGCACCTCTTTGTTTTTAATCATACCTTATTATACACTTAATGCTAGCACTTGTCAACGTAATAATATATAGATTATTTAATATGGAGGGGGCCCCCTTGCAGGAGAACCCCCTCCATATTAAATAATATCAGAGGTAGATAATTCTTTAGATAAGTCTTTTTCTTTGATAACACCAAAATACTTTTTGCGCTTATATTTAGGCTGAAGCTTATTTTTAAATTCCTCTAATTCAAAATCTATAATATCTACATCTTCGGGTATCCACCATGAATTAAAATACTTAAAATAGAGTGGCCTAAGAAAGAGACGCCAAGAAAAAAACCATTTAAACATATATTCATCAATAATTTGTTTACTAACTTCATCAATACCAACTTTTTTAGTAATCGGCTGAATCAAAGTAAAAAACGGTAGATATCTCATTAAATAAACTTCTGTATATAAACGTCTAAGAGTAACATCAATATCGTTGTAGCTCTGGCTTAAGACAATACAAGTCGATGAGTAATGACGAATTAATTTGAAATATTGAATTTCAAGCTCAGAAAGATTCATTTGCCTATTATTATAAACAATAGAACCTTCGTCGACTAAAATAAGAGTTTTAGACATTGCACCTTTCTTTAACAATTTGCGAATATCTGGAATATAAGTAACACCACTAATAATCGCATTTGAAACAATATGAGTATACTTACTCTTACCCTTCGCGATAAGCTTCTGCTCCTGAATAGCCAATTTACTGAGATAGGTAGTTTTACCTGTGCCAATGTTAGCAAAATAGAGAATAATACCACTCTGCTTCCTAGGCCGAGATGTCCAAAACATAAACCACAAAAAAAGAAAAACAAAAAACGCATAAATCATAAGAAATACCAAAAGGACGGAATAAACCGTCCTTTATTTGTCCTTTCTAGGCTAATCGTTTAAAGAGACCAACGCCAGTAGCAATGAGACCAACAGCAAAAGGTATAAGTAGAAGAGGTTGAGCAGTAATAACAGTAGCGACATCACCAACTAAATCAATAACGAAAGTAGAAACACCACCGATAGAAGTTATAAGTGCAGCCATAATTTTTTCACCTCCTTTAATGGAATATAATCAGCAGCCGGCATAACCATCAACGGACTAAACCGTAAATAGTATCTAATACAACCAAGACCATTGATAAAACAAAGAGATAAATAAAAGGAGAATCAGGAATAAGTTTGAGAACATCAGTAAGAAATTTTAAGATTAATGGAAGAGCAAGTTCCATCTATTTAGTCCTCCTATAAGACATACCCTTTTGAAATTGATAAAGAAGGAGAAAAAAAGCACCGAAAAAACCTATAAGCAATATGCAAGCAGTTTTATAAACAAGATAATCATAACCAGTCGGCGGATCACCAAGGATACTAAGGATCATAGCCTTTATAGTAGTCACCTAATTTTTGCCCCCTTTATCCGCAGTTTTAAATAGTTGTTTGAGAGTAACAGCAATAATTGCAATAGTTAAAAAAAATTGCCAAATAGTAAAATGAAAAACATCAGTCATAGGTACATTAATACAAAGTACAAACCAAATAAAATTTATAACGATTTGAAAAAAACCTAGCATAATACTAACCTCTCATAACGCGCAATATAGTAAAAAAAGCAATTACACTAAATATTGCAACTAAACCACCTGAAATTTGAGAAGGAAGAAAACCAAAGATAGCACCAAAGAAGCCAGTAACAGAAGAAATCCAAGTTGTAGACTGAGAAAGCCAAGAAAGCATAGAGGTGAGAGTATTACCAAGAAATAAAAACGGAGCCTTTACATAAGCAATAATAGTATCAATGGCAAAATTGATAGAACCAAAAATTGTGTCCTCATAATTTGCACGATCAGGTAAGTTTAAACTCGTAGGATCAACAGTACTTGGAGAAGTAGGGATAACAGGCAAATTCGAACGATCGTCTATACCATCACCGTTAAGATCAACAACACCGGATAATTTAGTTACTTTTCTAGAACCGGTATACGTTTTGCCATTATAAGTGACATTGAGTGATATAGTATTTAAACCTTCTTCGGGATTTCTAGTAAAATTGAAAAATCCATCAGCCCATCTTTGGCCATCGGTAGCAGTACGAAACGTTAATGTATTACTGAGAGTTGAACCAGTACCAGACTTACCACCAGTTACTGATAAAGCAATACTTGAAACAGTAGCATCACTAGAAACAGGAATAGTGTAGAAAGAGTAAAAAGTAAAAATACTTGATGTATCAGAAAACGAATCGGTACTTGGTAAAGTTATTACAACTTTTGCAATAGAATCTTGATTAGTAGGAACAGTTGCAAGTATTGGAAAAGGTAAATTTAAAGCTATCTTTTTACTTGTGTTCATAACAAAACTACCCGTTGACTGAATTGCCGACCAACCATAAGACGGCCTATATTCCATATAATAATGAGAACCTTGTAACCAATCAGTATCGGGGCCAGTGGTAAGACCAGAAGAATCAACAGAACCATTAGCCTTACTAAATATAATAATATATGTACCCCCAGAACCATCATAAGCACCTTGATGATAGGCGGAAACGGTAGTATATAGATTAGTGCCGACATTGTTGACAGCGTTATCAATATCATTCAAATTCGTTTCAGATAATGCAGGCATACCCAAATTATTAATTGTTGTAGCAGTATTGGTATGAGGAGTATTGGCATAAGCAACAGAAGTAGTGAACAAAAGAAACGAAGAAAAAATAGAAATTAATAATAGCTTAATTTTAATCAATAATGGTACACCTCCGATTAAGTAAAGCGTATAAGCCGAATATGACTTACACGCTTTATTGACAAAAAATTTATGCAGTCTTAAACGAAACAAAAGGCCGACCTTCATAATTTCCTTTACGAATAATTACATCGACAACAACCGGATCGCCCAAATTTTTCGGCAAAACATAACCATCAGATAGAGTGATTTTAACTTTGTCATCTTCACCAAATTGATTGAGCATCATAGAGGTTCGAGTATTGCCATTATTAAATTGAGCTGTACAACCTTCATAGGTACCTTTAATTGTTGCTTTCATTTAAACTTCCTCCACTCATATTTAATTTAATCTATACGGATTATAAACCGACGGTCAATAAACCGTCAATAGGGAAACAGTATTCCGACAGAATAACAGACAAAGTTACAATCAATTTGATATACTAATTAAACAAAGATAATATAATGTAAGTAAATACCAAAATTGAATTTGAGGAAACTCAATGAATGAAATTAGAAGAATTAGGCAAGAACTAGAAATATCCCAAGCCAAACTTGCAAAACTAGCAAACATTGACTTGAGATATCTTCAAAGAATCGAAAAGAGTGAACAAATACCAACGGTATATATAGCAATTGACATAGCAAGAGCACTAAAAACAACAGTAGAAAATCTATTTAATAAAGTTATCTAATTCAATTCAAATAGAAGTGGAAATTTGGGGAACCTCTGCAAAAGGTTCTTCATTTTTTTGTTCAGAATTCATCCATCCACATATTTCGTCTTCATAAGTTTCTAATAAATTTGCACAATGGGCCATAATCTCAAAATGATTCAATTTATGTTCAAATGCAATTCTTTTAAGCAATCCAACAATCTGCCGATCAAACATTTTAAGGTCAAGTTTAGTTTTAAATTCACGGGGAGCAGTTGAATCATATTCAAATTGTAATTTTTGTATTCTTTTCCAAAATAATTTAGAATTGTTTTTATCGGTGAAACGCATCCAGTCATTTACGATACTCTGATAAATTCGATTAAGACTTTTATATAAATCAGGTAAAGTCTCAATTCCAAAATTTTTTAATTTTTCTCGTTTCATTTCCCACTCAAAACGCCATACTTTAGATACTTCATCCCATCCGTTATGTTTCCATTGATCAAAGATTGCGCTACCATCAATTTTAAGTCTTTTAAGCTGTTCTAGCTTATCATAAAGCCTAAAGTAGATAGTCGATGCACAACCACTGCCAAAGGTAAAACCCGTCCAAACAGAGCGCCTTTCATAATCTTTTAATTTAACTTTTGGATCACTGGAAACCCCCATATGTACCCAAGTTAATGTGTGAGACTTTGTAAAAAATCGGTTTGTATCGGTTTTATCGAAGTCTCGCTGATCGGTGTCAACCGTAATATCACAACGTCCTGCCTTTGTAGCAGAAAAACCACCAACACAAGAACCAGATATATCAAGTAAATTATGTGGGTTATCCCAATCAACCAACATTCTTTCGGCACTAACTTCAACATAAATTGGATAGGCACTACCTACCTTGTCGGGATCGGCGAAGAATACATTGAATCCCTCAAACTGAATACCACAATTATATTGAGTTTTAGCCTTCCCATCTAAGATTTTGCACTCTTGAAAATACGGAGTTGAAGATTCGTCTTTTGCTTTTAGTAAATCAATTCTCATCTTCCTAAAACGTTCAGCATCTTTAGGAATTGCGGAAAAATGAAGCGTATCAAGGTGTAAAAAAAACACCATTCGACCCCCTTTCAGTATGCTTCGGTTTGAAATGGCATCAAACCCTTGTGAGACTAAAGCTAAGACCCTGTTTTTAAGGGGGGGCACACCCCCCGTGTTACTCAAGACGGGGGGTAACGAAAAGTTTGATTTTTTGGTACAATTAATATGGAATTAAATACCTTTTTTCACGAACTATTAAGAAATGCAATTCGAAATAGTCACCATAGAAGATGTTTGATTAACGATAGCAAGAACAAAAGTTAGATTTTTAATTTTGCATATAAAGCATAGAAATTCAATTGAAACTATTCTTAATGAAAGGTAGTATTTTCTGCGAAAATCTCCACCTTGCATTAAGAATTTTTATATGCTTTTAGTCTTGTGGGATGAAGGAGAGAAAGGCAGGCAAAGTTTATCTCTTCATCCTTTTTGAGCATAGCATATAAAACCGTTAAGACTGGAGAACATGGGAATCTGGCGAAAAAGGAAGGAGGGAACGAAATTCGTATTTCATCGACAATAGATCAGCTGCCTGAATGAAATCGACAAAAGATCAGCCGGTAGAACATCGACAATAGTTCACCTGGTCGAATAACTGTTTGCCAATATATTCTGTATAAGCTGGAGGAATAGCAAGTACAATTTCTCTCCTAGTCATCCAATCAATACCCATAGCTTCGGACGCTAAAGCAAGGTTACCAAATTGATTACTAACAACAGTAACATAATCACCACAAGCAACAGAATTGCGCTTATACCGAATACTCGGAGGACTAAATAAAGGCAAATTAGATTCAAACCAACGTCTACGTATCACTTTTAAACCAAACATTGCACCAGACAATTCAATATAATTTTTTAAAGGACTACCAGGCACATTTTCAATAACATAAGGTTTTTCTAGTTGAACTAAATAGCTACGAGTTTTAGCAACCAAATCGACAAAAGTACAACCGGCTGAACGCTGAGGAACAGTAGAGATACTATATTTATGACATGGAGGACTAGCATGTATAACATCAAATTGACGTAAATCATTAGATTCCAAAAACTTGAATACATCAGATTGTATAAAAGGGAATGAATAACCACGATAACCGACAATATCAACACCAAAAACATCAAAACCTGCCCTAGAATAACCTTCAGAACAACCACCAGCACCACAATACAAATCTAATAGTTTAGGTTTACTCATAAAATTACCACCTTAAATTTTTCGACAATAGCTGTGCTGCCTGAATGAAAATAATTCGACATTAATTCACCTGGTCGAATGAAATCCCATGAAACCATGATTTTAAAATAATTGATCAATACGTTTAAGTTCCTTGACAATCCAATCAATACGATCTGATTCACCACTAATTAACATACGTAATAATTGACCAGGGGAAGAAAGATCAAGCGCCTTGACGACCTTATTAAGGCGCTTCTGGTCGAATTCTGAAAGTGTCATAGTTATACGTGGAGTTTTAGACATCAGAACACCTCCTTAAAAGTAAATGACTTAATAATACCAAATGTCATCATGCTTAAAAAAGTAATTCGCTTCCACGAATGGCGTTTAATATCTAAGGTT